GAATATGTTCAACCTTTATATGATGGACGACCCTGACAATGATAAGACCGTTATCATTGAACCGTTGTCAACGTTTTACAATCCGTCAAATGATGCTTTGAATTGGTCTGAACTTGTAGACTATTCAAAAGAATTTAAGGTGACACCGACACTGAACATTGCATCAAAAGAATATTCTTTCGGCTTTAAGGACGATAAAGACTATTGGAACAACCGATACTTTGAAGACGTGACGGCACAATATGGTGCAAAGACTTTGGTGAATGTTTCACAGTTTGCAAAAGGCGTGACAAAGACAGAACTTCCTTTCAGCAATAAAATACTCACGACGATACCAACAACAGACTTGACCGTTCCGCGAAACCTTCAGGTGAAGACAAGTGAAAGCGGTGTGTCTGAAATCACACCGAAGAAAGGCAAACCGTTTATTGTACAAATTAAGAAGGGCAATGTCGGAACTATGCAGACGGGTGCTTGGATTCATATAGATGAATTCGACACGCCTTATAGTGAAACTGAATACGCTTATGTAGGACACCTTGACGACATTGATTCACCAACCTTTGACTTGATGTTCAACCTTCCGTCATACGTGTTCTATTCGCTACCAGTCGGCGTGAACTATACAACAAACAACTTGTATGACTATCATGAAAAGTACTTGAAAGAAATCGTTGACAAGAACGGCAAGATGTTGACTTGTTCAATTCGCCTGAATGCTGACATCATAAACAACCTTGACTTTGCGAACCTTATAAACATTGACGGCGTTGTGTATAGACTTCAAAAAATAAGCAACTACGACGCGAACAAGAACACTTCAACGATGTGTGAATTCATTCGCTTGATTGAGGGCGAAGGTATTCAAAGTTACACAATAGGCGATTACCCTTCAGACCCGTATGAAGTGCCTTCATTAAATGAATTACGTATAACGGAAACAAACGACCAAAGGCAAACCGAACAAGGTGCTGAAGACAGACAAATTGAATAAATAATAAATTAATAAAATGGCAACTACTGAAGAAATCTTATCAGCAAAACAAGGCACTTACATTGTGAACGTGCTGACCGAAGTCACAAAATCTTTTGACGTGGCAATCGTTCTTGAAGAAGCAATTTTCACTTCTTTAAAAATGGGCGGTGTCGATGTTAAAGACGACTACATTGAAGACGCGACTATCAAAGTCCCGGCGGGTGCAATCATTCGTTCAACTGACAACACTGTCTTTTCAGGTCTTCAAGTTTCGCAAGGCATCGTGAACTTAATACTTTAAGTTTATGTGGGGGGTCTTTGTTTCTTGGATGAACGTCACGGCGAACCGTTTGCGTATGTCGGGCGGTGGTGCGACACCTTTTGAAAACACAAAAAGCGTGGTCTTCGATGGTGTAGATGATTACGTAATTGCTTCACTTGACGGCACTTCTTCGGGCGGTGTTTTGGCTTCGGCTGACGGTGATATTAACTTGACGATTTCAATGTGGTTCAAGGCAAGTACTACGGGAGCACAACAAGGGTTTCTTCAATGGGCGAATGGCTTGACAGACGGCACACCCTTTTTAATAATACAACAACTCACAACAAATGTGCGCTTGTTTGTGAATGGTAATTATCAAGTATCAACAGTAATAAATATTGGTACATGGTACAATATAATAATTACAAGAACTTCTTCTTCAAATATTTGGACTGTCTACTTGGACGGTTCTTCAGTCGGCACTTATGACGACGGCGGTACTTCACTTTCAAACCGTGCTTCAGCAACCGACATTTATCTTGCCAATGGTTGGGCTGGTTATGTTGAAGGCAACATTGACGAAGTGGCAATTTGGAATACAGACGAAACTGCGAACGTCAGCGCAATTTATAATTCAGGTGTGCCTGACGACCTTTCAAGTTTAAGCCCTTTAAGTTGGTGGCGCATGGGTGACGGAGATACGTACCCAACAATTACCGATCATGGAAGCGGTGGCAACGATGGAACTATGACAAACATGACAAGCGGTGATATCGTCAGTGATGTCCCATAAAAACAAAATAAATAATTATGCACTACGAAAATAGAACATACGCAACCGCCTTGACAATAGACTTGTCAAAAGTAGACTTTTCACAAGTCATGGAAACGGCATCAAGCACGGTTAGAAAGTCAGTGAATGAAACTGAATTTTTAATTAAATGGTATACAGACCATGAACCGACATTCATAACAGATGGAAGCGTCACAGTAACATGGTCAGGGACGCACGAAGAATGTTTGACCTTGATGGCTACGGCTGAATGGACTGAACCAATAAACTTATAGAATGGCAACGACAAAAAAGATAAGTCAATTAACCGCAATTAGTGACGGCGTTTATTTTGACGCGGACTTGTTTGAAGTTTCCTTTTGGAATGGTGCAAGTTTTGTGTCACGTAAAATAACGGGTGCAGAAATGAAAGCAACCACAAATAACGGTTACTATGCACAGACCGTTGTCAGTGCAACGCTTACGAACACGACCGTTGAAACGTCAATTGTTGGCACGGGTGTCGGCACTTTAAGTGTACCGGCGAACACCTTTGAAGTTGGAAGTTCATATCATGCAAAAATAGGCGGTGTTATTTCGGCATTGAATGGTGACGATATTACAATCAATGTGAACACGGGCGCAACAACTTTGGCAAGTACGGGTTTAATTGACTTGGAAGCGGTCACTGAACTTGGTTGGGAGTGTGAACTTGACTTCACCATTGCGACAATAGGCGCAACGGGGTCAATCTGTACGAACGGAAACTTCGCTTATAATCGCAACACTGGAAGTCTTGAAGGTTATGTTTTTCAAGACGTTCAAGCAATTGACACGACAATCATAAATACTTTGGATATTACTGCGACATGGAATCAAGCGAAGACACAAGACCAAATCTATTCAGCAAACTTTGTTCTTTATAAAGTATATTAAATTATGGCGGGGAAACGTTCGGCGGTTTATAGTGTAAAAGTTGACAGTGGTTCGGCGGTGAAAGACGTGAAGAATCTTGACAAGTCTTTCAAGACTTTGAACAAGACCGCGACGACCACAAAGAAAACACTTTCAGACACTTCAGGCATAAACAAGTTCGAACAAGAACTTCAAGAACTTGATGCGCTAATTGATAGCGGAACGCTTGACGTTCGCCAAATGACGAAAGTCATACAAGACTATCAGACTGTTGCATTTAAAGCGGGTGCGCAATCGCCAGTAGGTTCAAAGGCAATTGACAAGGCTTCAGCATTAAAGGACAGAATTACAGACTTGAACAACCGTGTGAAACAAGGTTCAAGCGACTACGCAAAAATGGACGGCGCAATACAAGGCGCATCGGGTGCAATGGCGGGTTTTCAAGCCTTTCAAGGTGTGTCCGCTTTAATGGGTCAGGACAACGAAGAACTTGTGAAGACGATAATGAAACTTCAGGCTTCAATGTCAATCTTGAATTCAATTCAAGTGTTGCGAAATACATTGAACAAAGATAGTTCTTTCATGATGCAAGTTCAGGCAATTCAAATGCGCATAAGAACAAAAGAAACGTATGCACAAATCACGGCGCAAAAAATGGCGAACACCGTTCTTGGTGAAGGCACGAAGGCAAGTAAGTTATTTAGCAAAGCACTTGTTGCCACTGGTATCGGTGCGCTTGTTGTTGGTATCGGTTTGCTTGTGGCAAATTGGGACAAGTTAAAGGTTGCACTTGGTGGTGCAACACGCGAACAAGAATTGAGTAACGAAGTAACAGACAAGGCGATTGAAGCAAGTGCCGAAGAATTAAGCGCACTTGATAAGTTGCAAGGTACAATCAATGACGAAACTGTCAGCCGTGAAGACAAAGTGAAAGCGGTGAAGAAACTTCAAGACAAATACCCGGCACTATTGTCAAACGTGGACGCTGAAAAAGTATCTATTGAAGAACTAAACGAAGCACTTGAAATAAACGCGGAACTTGTATTGTTGAAATCAAAACTTGACGCAATTGCAGAAATGCGAACCGAAGCAATGAAGGAACAAATCAAGGCAGAAACGGACGCACAAACGCAAAGCAATAAAAGTTTGAATTCATGGGTTGTCGGTTTAATTGACGAAGAAGGTGCGCGAAAATTACACAACGCAGAACAAGCCGTCAGCATTAAACAAAGCAAAAAAGAAACGGACGTTCTTGACAATATGTCAAAGTCAATTGAAGAACAAATAAAACTGAAAAGGAAAGAAGCCGGGCTTCCTGAAACGGACGCACCGAAACCGCCGAAGGTTAAGTCAGGCAAATCAAAGGCACAACAAGAACGCGAACGACAACAAAAGGAAGTGCGACAAGCCGAACTTGATGCAATCGCCTTCAGAAATGAAGTTCTTGAAATGATTGCACAAGCCGAAGAAGAAGCGCAAACGTCAGCACAACAAAAAGAATTGAATGCAGTAAATGAAAAGTATTTTGAATTGATTTCACGCGCTGAAGAATTCGGTCAAGAATCACAAGTTTTAAAAGACGCACAAGCAAAGGCTGAACTTGATATTGAAAACAAGTACAAAAAACAAGCCTTCGACAAAGCCGAAGCACTGAAGCAAAAAGAACAAGCCATGATTCTTGCAACAGAAAAGTTAAAAATTGATGCAATGGTGATAGGTGCGGAAAAAGAAAAGGAAACACTTCAAATGTCTTATGATGCGAAGCGGTTGCAGTTTGCAGAAAATGAACTTTTAAGTGCTGAAGAAAAAGTTGTTTTATTGTCACAGTTAAAAGAACAAGAAGAAATTGCACTGAATGCGATTGAAGAAAAGTGGCGCAAGAAAAGAGAAGACGACGCGAAGAAAGAAAGCGATGCGAAAAAGAAAATGTTCACCGACTATACTGCAAGTGTGTCGTCGGGTCTTGGTTCATTAAGTGCCTTAAATGATGCGGTGACACAAACGCAATTGAACAACGCAAAAGGAAACGCCGTTGAAGAAGAAAAGATTCGCAAGAAATCATTTGAACGAAACAAGAAACTTCAAATTGTGACTGCAATTATCAACGGTGTTCAGGCGGTACAATCCGCACTTGCTTCACCGTTCCCGTTGAACATAGGTCTTGCTGTTTTAAACGGTGCTTTGGCAATTGCAAACGTTGCGAAAATTGCTTCAACAAAATACGAAGGCGGTGGCGGTGGTGCGGGTGCAATAGCACCTTCAACTTCGTCGGCTTCACCCGGTGCAAGTGCTTCGTCGTTTAGTATCGGTGACACTTCAGCAAGTACAACGGCACTGAATGAAGACGGTTCACAAGGACAAGAACAAGGTCAACCCGTTCAAGTTTTCGTGACAGAAACCGACATCACAGAAACACAAAACAACGTTGAAAATATTGAAGTAATCAGTACATTCTAAAAATTCACTTTTTATTTTCGTGGCTCTATAAACCAGTGATAGCAAGGCGACCCATTATCTCTGTTTTTTAATACTATCATACTACCGAAACACTAAAGTTCATTAGAACGCACCTAAAGGCTATTAGAATGGATTTCCGAATAATTAATCAAAACGGCAAAAACAGTGATTATATTTTAAGAAAGTGACTGAATAAATGCGCAACCTTCAGGCGTTAAAAAACCATGACCGACAGAAAAACAACCGAAAGAATCAAGGTACTTTTGCGCCTTGAATATTTCAGGTCTTATCAATTTAACGTTCGGAACTTCCTTAACTTTCGGCGGGGTGTTTATATTAAAATAAAGTGACTTGATAAAATGGTCGTGTTCTTTCCAGTCGATACTTTTAAAAGTCTGAATTAATTTCTTTGAATCAAAAATACAAGGTTGGTGACATTCATAAGAAACCGCTTCAAATTTATTCGCCTGAAGAAAGTGCATTGAGTTGTCGGTTGCTTGTTGCCATGCAATAGACGCTTTACCTTCCTTGCGTTCTAATTGTTCAACGCTTCGGTGTGTGAAACTAAAGTCAAAATTATCATTGATAAAAAAGTCGTCGTTCATATACACAAATGAATCGTGAAGCGTGGCGACGTGCAAACACTTCGCGGTAACGTTTGCACCTTTTATTTTGTTACTGTCTTTAAATGGAATATTTGCAACACCTTCAACCGTATCGCCAACGGTCAGAACACGTGCTTCAGGATAGTGCTTTTTGACACATCGAATTGATAGGTTTATCAAGAAGTCATTTTCTTTTCTTTTATACGGATATACGAAAAACATAATTATTCAAGTTTACACAATAGATGTAAAAATAATAAAATGATAAATAAAGACTTGCCAATTTACGAAATAAGAATAGACCTTGACGACGAAAATACCGGAATCGACTTTAATTCTTTGGTGCATGACCCGGCGCATGAAATCACGTTTCATTCTTTTAATAAACAACAAAGATTTCAATTCAACGATGAAAAGAAAATTGTCACGGGTATCGCAATAAGTGCCGACACACCAATATACAGAAATGACGGAACTGAAGAATATTATGTTGTCTTTAAAAAGGATGCAATCAGTGACATCATTCACGATTACGCAAGAAACGGACGCTTCAACAATGTGAACTTTGAACACAACAATGAAAACATTGAAGGCGTTTATATGATAGGTTCATACCAAATTGACAATGACAAAGGCTTCACCGCACCTGAACGATTCAAAGATGCTTCAGACGGTTCATGGATAACGTCATACAAATTTGAGAATGAAGAAATGTACAAGCGTGTAAAAAAAGGTGAGGTCAAAGGATTTTCTGTGGAAGGCACTTTTGTCATGGATGAATTTGGCTTCAGGAAAGAAAGTCAAATATTAAAAGCAATTGAAGAACTGAATTCACTTCTTAAAAAATAAACACAAACACACTATTAATTGAACAAATATTTTAATTATTTTTTTTATGAAAAGTAACACTATTATTTCAAAGTTCGCTGACCTTGCCGACACGGTGAAGGCGTACTTTAATGACGACACTGACAACGCTGAAGCGAAAGTTGAAGAAGTTAGTGCTGAAGAAGTTACTACTACATTCGCGGAAGTTACGACGGCTGACGGGGAAACAGTTCTTTCTTATGAAGGTGAAATTGCCGAAGGTGTTGCAATGTTCATCACTACTGAAGAAGGTGAACAAGTTCCCGCACCTGAAGGCTCTTACGAATTGGGTGGTGACATGGAAGGCACAACGATCACACTGGATGCTGACGGCATTGTTGTTGAAGTTGTAAGCGCAGAAGCGGAAGCGGAAGGCGAAGAAGTTGAAGCCGAAGAAATGTCAAGTGAAAATGTTGACGCTAAAATTGACGACAAGTTGTCACAATTAGACGCACCATTGAACGCTCTTTCTGAAGGTATTGCGAAATTGATTCAACGCAACAAAGAACTTGAATCTAAATTCACAGAAATTGAACAAAAATTTGAAGCGTTAAAAGATACGCCTTCAGACAAGAAAGAAATCAAGAAGAAGTTTTCAAGAAATGCGAACGATATGAACGCACTTCAAAGACAAATTCTTGCGGGTTTAAATAAAAATAAATAAGAAAACAAATGTCAATTAAAAAATACATTGCAGAAAAATTTGCTTGGGACGTTTCCGGGCTTGGTGCTTATGTTGATGAACAAAGCGACGAAATACTTGTAAAGCAAGTAACAAAAGGAAAGACACTTGAACACATAAGAATTCAAGAAGGTGTCAAAGGTTCGCAAGAACTTAAATTGATGGACGACACATTAACCTATCAAGCCGGTGACTGTACTATGACCGCTTCCGGTGATACTGTATTCACTGACCGTGCACTTGCAGTTGAAACGCTTGGATATATGAAATCGTTCTGTCAAAAAGACCTTGACGGTTTTTGGACGCAACTTGCACTTGTTGCGGGTGCTTCCGAAGAAGACAAGAACCTTCCATTTGAAGAAGCGATTGTCAACTATCTATTAGAACTACATTCCAACGAATTGGATAAACTAATTTGGAGAGGTAACAAGGCGACGGGTTCAGGAAACCTTGCCTTGATGAATGGCTTCCGTCAATTTTGCACGGTTGCGGGTGGTTGCATTGACTTGAATACTTCAAGCACTGCGACAATTTCATCTTCAAATGCGTATGACGTATTTTATGAATGCTTTTCAAATACACCTGAAGGTGTTGCGGAAAGTGCTGACCTTGTTTGTTTCACTGGACGTGAAAACTTCAACTTCCTTATGAAAGACTTGGTTGATAAAAACTTCTTTCACTACTCACCGCAACAAATCGCGGACATGGACACGGTAATTGTACCGGGAACTAACATGATAGTGCGCAAAGTTGTTGGCTTAAACACCATTGACAACATATACACTGGACGTGCTTCACACTTCTTCTTCGGAACGGACTTATCAAGTGACCTTGATGCGTTTGACTTGTGGTATTCACAAGATGATGATGTGATTTACCTACGAAGTAAATTCAGAGCGGGTGTACAAGTTCCATTTTTAGACCAAATTGGCGTTTGGAACGGAACGGATTCACCTTCATAATTGAAGTAAAATTTCAAAAGGGTTGGCGCATTGTCAACCCTTAATTAAAAAAAAAATATAGAGAATTATGGCTTGTGAAATGACTTCAGGGTATAACGACAGAACGTGTACCAATGGAAAAGGTGGAATCAAATCTGTGCTATTATTTCCGCTTGATGCTTATTCAAGTGCAACAATAGTGGCAAACGAAATAACTGCAATTACGGTGACCGGTGAAACTTTTCATTATAAATTGAAAAGCAATCTTTCATCTTATACTGCACCGATACAAAGGAACGAAGAAAACGGAACACTTTGGTACGAACAGAATCTTCAAATGGTTTTGAATTCGGACAATAAAGAACTGCGTTCAGCGATTCACTTACTTGCACAAAATGAACTTGTTGCAATGGTTGAAAAGGCTGACGGAAAATATGTAATGCTTGGTTATGAAGAAGGCATGAAAGTTTCTGACGGGAATGAGTATTCTTCAGGCGTTGCGAAAAGTGACAGAAACGGTCATTTAATTTCGTTAATGTCGCAAGAAAATAACGAAGTTCCTGACGTTGATGCAACACTTGCGGGTACTTTAATTGCACAAAGTTCTTACGCGGTTTAATCATTGAATTGATTTATTGAAAGGTGGTGAATTTATCACCGCCTTTTTTTGTTAAATTTATATTATGGCAAAGCAAGAAATTAAAAAAGGTTTAATAGGTGCGCGTGTTTATTGTGCGACACTTAATCAACACATTAAGATTGAAGAAGGTCAAGAAGAAAAATATTCAAAATTAGGTCTTGATATATTCGTCAAAAAGCGCAAACCGAAACTTCAAAAGAATGATAAAACTGCAAAGAAACAACACGACGACCTTCGTCATGACGTTGAAGGAACTGACAACACTGACACCAGTGGAGTATCTGTTTGAAATAATCAACGAACAAAGCGACGACGACAACGACACGCAATACTGCATACTTGCGGACACTTCAACGCAAACAACACGGTTCAATGAATTCACTATTGAAGACACCGTTGACGTGACCTTCACAACAGACGGCTATTATACATATAATGTATTTGAACAAGCGTCAGGAAGTGGCAACCTAAACCCTTCAGGCTTAAACAACGTTGAAAAAGGGCGTATACACGTTTATACAATAGACGGTGCAAGTGATGAATATACCGACACAACGCAAAGCGATAAAATATATCAAGAATGACCGATAAAAAAAACAAAGTTCATGCCACTACTTTCAGTGCTTCAAAGAAGTTGCCAACGGCAAACGAAACGCTTGACAAGAAACTCGGTTTCATTCGGTGGGGTGTCGATAATCAGTATCCTTTTTATTTGCTCGATTTATACAACGGTTCTGCATGGCATCAAGGACTTGTTAAAACAAAGTCATACTATATCGCCGGGAATGGCGTTAAAACGGTAAGCGGAAACGCTGACGACTTCATTGAAAACAAGTGGACTGACTTCACCATTGATGAAATCATGAAGCGGTGCGCCTTTGATGGTGAGTTGTTTGATTCCTTTTGTGTTATCGGTACTTGGAATCGTGAAGGTTCGCGTGTCATTAAATGGGAGTACTTTGACGTTGACCTTGTCCGCACAAATGAAGATGAATCATTATATTATTTATCTGACGACTGGAGTGCAAGAAAACAGACCGAAGAACTGACAAACTTTCGCACAATACCGCCTTTTGATGCACAGAATAAGTCAGGCAAGTTCTTGATTTATTACAAAGCACCGTCAAAGCAAGGCAAAGGCGAAAAGGGTGTATATTCAAAGCCTTCTTATGTTGGCGGTTTAACCGCTATAAACACCGACGTGTTAATAAGTCAGTGGCATTATTACGAAATACAAAACTCTTTCAAAGGTGGCACAATAATTTCCATGAATTCGGGAATTCCGGAAACCGACGAAGAAGCGCGAAAGGTACGCGACGAAATAAAAGGAAGCACATCAAATATTGAAGACACGAATCAAGTGGTTATCACATTTAGTGACGGTCAAGAAAATGCGCCGTCCGTATTATCATTAAACGGGAACGACCTTGCTGACCGTTATGCAATGACAGAAAAAAGCGTTCAACAAAACATACTTGTTGCGCATTCAATCACCGCACCCGCCTTGTTTGGTATTATAAAAGAAGGTTCATTCAATAGTGCGGAAAGTGCTGAACTTTTTGAGGTGTTTAAGAACACATACGTCAGCGCAAAACAAAACGCTTTGAATTATGTTCTTGAAATCATGACAGAACTGTCAGGCGTTGAAGCGGTTGTTGAACTTGAAGAAGTTGACGCTTTAAAAAAGAAAGAAGAAGAAGCCACAACGGACACAATGACCGAAACATTCAGAAGCGCAAAGAAAGACCTTGCGATATTTATGAAATACGGTACTTCAAAAGATGCTTTTCAGATTGTAAAGTCAATCAGTGTACGCAACGATTTCAAAAGTGCGGACGTTGAACAAATGGAAAACGACAATTTCACAATTTTCTTTGATAAGATAGGCGACATTCGTGCGAACCTGAACGACCTTGACAAGAAAGTTCTTCACCTACTTAAAAAAGGCGACGACGGTAAGGCGATTTCAAAGGCACTCGACGAACCATTGAATGAAGTGGCGAAGTCATACGATAAACTAAAGAACATGAACCTAATTGTTGACGGTTCGACTTCTTCACTTGGTAACAATGTTTTGAAAGGTCTTGATATTGACATTGCAGACATGGAAGTGCGCTATTCGTATGAAGTGAAGTCAGGACTTGGCGCACCAAAGATTGACACAACACGACCTTTTTGTGAAACGCTAATTGACGCAAATAGAATGTATACAAGGTTCGAACTTGATACGATTTCAAACAACATTAAACGCGACGTGTGGCGGTATCGTGGCGGGTACTATCACAATCCAAAGACAGAAATAACTACACCGTGGTGTCGTCATGAATGGGTGCAACATTTAGTCATTAAACAATAAACAACAATAGACATGGCAACGAATTATTTAATAGCGGTTGAAGACTTGAAGAAGAAAGGCTTGATTCATCAGAACACGGACACGAAGACACTGAAAGTGTGTATTAAACGGGTTCAAGATATGGTGATTCAAGAGGCAACCGGGTCAATATTGTTTCGTGCGTTATTGTTGCGTGTTCAAAATACTGACTGGAATGCAGATTATAGAACATTGATGAATGACTATATCATTCCGGCACTTGTGTCGAATGTTGATTATAAGGTATCACTGTATAATCATGAAAAGATACGCAACAAAGCAACGGGCAGAACGTCAGATGAAAACATGACGGCAAACACGGACAGTGAAACAATTTACTTTCGTGATGAACTGCGAAAGGATGCACAATTCTATCTTGAACGGCTTATTGGTTTCTTGCGTGACGACTGTGGTGTGATTTACACTGAATATAAAGAGGCGACAACACGCACGAACCACGACATGAAGAAAATTAAAACGGGTTACCGGGCTTCTTGGATTGTATAAAGATGAAAATAACTAAAAAAAGCATTAAGAAATTAGAAAACTTTTTGAATGGAAAGGACATTAAACCAAATAAAGAAAGACCTTCAAGAAATCGCGACACAACACCGTCAAATAAATAGTTTCTTCTTCGGTGATTTCGTTGACGCTATTAATCAAGACGCGGTTGACTATACAATCATGACCGCGACAATACAACCCGGTTCAATGGGTGACAATTTCGTGACGGTCAGTCTTTCAATTGTGATCGGTGACAAATATAACGTTGACGACTATCGCACAATTGACGAAGTGCATTCAGATTGCCTTCAAATATGCAATGACATACGTATCACAATGCGTCAAAACAAATTTGAAGAATACCTTTCGATTGAAGGCGACATTGCAACAACGCCTTTCATTAATCGTGGTGCTGACATGGTTGCGGGTTGGTCAATGGACTTGACACTAACCGTGTTTAGTTCTGAAGACTGGTGTGCTATTCCTTACGAATCTTATAATTTCGGGAATTGATGGATATTGCACAAAATGATGTTGCTGAAGTTGGTGGTTTATTAAGTGCATTGTCAGGCTTCGGAATGTGTGCGGTTGAACTTGTTTCAACTTATTCATTCAACCAGTACATTCAGGGCATTTTAACAATCGGCGGTGTTGTTTATCTGTTTTATAAAATATCAAACGCCCGTCTTGATGTTAAACTAAAAAAGAAGGTGCTTGAAGACGACTATAAAAAGGTAAAAAAGGAAGCACCAAAACAAAAAATATTTAAACGTACTAAAAAATAAAACTATGAAAAAATCAAATTTCAATATAAGCGGATATTTTAAACCAACGCCGAAAATGTTTCGCAAGTTAGGCGACGCACTTCTTGCTTCTTCAACTTTGATAAGCACATACGCGATAAGTGAAGACATGAAGTGTTTGGCAATTACGACTTTAATGATCGGCGCAATAGGAAAATTTGCGACAAACTTCTTTTCAGAATAAAATATTAGTTTTGTGGTTCATAATGTTTTTATGTTGTTTCATGTTTGAAACGGGTTCTTGAAGAAGTTCTTCTTGAATCCGTTTTTTTTTATCTTTAGAATTATGAGTTTAGAAAATGCTTCACGACACATTCACAAGGCGGTTGAATATTCGTCAAAGTACACGTATATTTTTGACAATGGTCACGGCGGTATCAATCCGACGACTGACCAGTATGTGACAAGCGGAAAGCGTTCACCGAAGTTTGACAATAAGTTCTTTGCTGACGGTTCGCCTTTTGTATTATATGAAGGCGTAAACAATCGCGACAATGTTAAAAGAATAATCACAGTACTTCAAGCCAAAGGAATCAAATGTGTGAACCTTGTCGATACATGGCGCGACATTTCACTGTCTGAACGTGTACGCAATATTAATGAACTCGCAAGGCAAACGCCGTGCATTGTGATAAGCATTCATTCGGATGCTTACGGCAACGGGCATGAATTTAATTCAGCCAACGGAATCGGTTCATTTCAATCGGTTCATGCTTCACGAATAACGCATGACTTTAATGAAATAATTGAAACAAGTGTTCTTTTGAATTTTCCTGATTTTAAGTGGAGAGGAATCAAAAAAAGGAACTTCGCAATATTACGATGTGACCCGCCCGCGATACTTTTAGAATTGGGCTTTCATACAAACAGATTTGAAAGTGAAGAAATACTTTCAGAAGACTTCAAAGAACGGGTTGTGAAAACCATATTTGAAACAATTGATACATTTGAAGACTTGGAAGAATGAAAAGGATTGTCTTATTTGCCATTTTAAGCGTGTCTGTTGCACTTTATTCGTGCAAGGCACAGTATCATATAAACAAGGCAGAAAAACACCGTGAGAAAGCATTAAAAAAGGGCGCGACATTTACCAGTAACACGGACACATTATATTTGACCGATACACTGACAACAATTGAACAAAGAAATGACACTGTATTCATAACAAATACAGTGACCAAAATAATAACTGAAGAAGGTGAAGTTCGTTTTATCACAACACGCGACAAGCGAAAAGAACGAAGGCTTCAAGAACGAATTCGCCGGGACAGTGTGAAACTTTTACGCCTTCAGGCACGTCTTGACAAGCGCACAACCGTCACACAAGAACGCAACGACACAAAGCGCGAACGAATTAAGAACCGTTCTTCATGGTCGTGGTGGTTGGTTATTCTTTTAATCGTTTCTTTTGTTGTGTATCTGTTCGCAACAAACAGAAAGAAATGAATAGAAAAAGACCTTTAAGAAAATGGGTAAATGAAGAAGAAAGCGAACTAATTGACGACTTCAGGCGGTTCAACGATGAATGCAGTGCGCAAGGAATAGACCCGAAAACAGTTAAACACGGTTGGTTTAAGTCAAAAGAAACAAGCCTTTTCATAAAAAACCCAAACTTTGAAAGTGCCGAAACACAAAAAGCGGATATAATACGTGACAAACTTCTTGAAGAATTAAAAGCCTATTCACCAAAGTACAAGACAATAAAACGCAATAAAATCAAAGACGGTCACTTGCTTGTAATTGACCCGGCTGACATTCACATCGGTAAACTATCACGTGCCTTTGAAACTGGCGAAGAATACAACCAACAAATTGCAGTTCAACGTGTGCATGAAGGCGTGAACGGTATTCTTGACAAGTCGCACGGTTGGAATATTGACAAAATATTTTTCATTTGCGGAAACGATGTCTTGCACACCGACACACCGGGACACACAACCAAAGGCACAAGACAAGACACGGATGGAATGTGGTATGATAATTTCATGAACGCAAAAAAGTTATATGTTGATATTATCGAAATGCTTGTGACGGTTGCCGACGTTTGTGTGATATTCAACCCTTCAAATCATGACTATATTTCAGGCTTCTTCACCGCATCGATATTGAAGGCACACTTCAGGCATTCAGGAAACATTGAATTTCATTGTGACATCAGTCACCGCAAATATAAACGCTACTATTCGTCCCTTTTAGGATTTACGCACGGCGACGGCGCAAAGTTTCAAGACCTTCCTTTGCTCATGGCACACGAATCAAAAGACTGGTCAGATACAAAGCACCGATATATTTTCACGCACCACATACATCACAAACAAAGCAAAGACATTCAGGGCGTGTGCATTGAATCATTGCGTTCACCGTCGTCATCGGATTCATGGCATCACATAAAAGGTTATCAACACGCACCGAAGGCAATTGAAGGCTTCGTCTTTCATAAGCAACACGGACAAATCGCAAGACTGACGCACATCTTTTAAGTTATCAACGAAACATTGTTTAAAACTTACCGTATTAATTCAATGACAAATGTTAGTTGTTTGTTAATTTAGCATTGAAACATTTAAAAACAAATACCATGAAAAAAAGACAAGCGGAATGGTCAGATAATGTCTTCATTCCAGTAACACCACGAACACAATTACAAGACCAGGTTCATTTTTGGAAACAACACGGTTCATTCAATCTTGAATTATACCTTCGATTTTGTAAACTCAAAAAAGCGGAATCATGAAATACAAAGAACACCTTCAATTGACGCATCAAAAAAGAATTGATTTTGTCAAAGAAATAATCAAGCAAGAAGACCTTGCAACAAAAAGGAAGCCTGAAAGCATTTCAATGAAGCGGTACTATTTAATTGACTACTTGCGAAAGAACACTTCACTTTCACTTGTTGAAATCGGTGCAATGTTCAACCGACATCATACCACAATGATAAGCGCACTTGAATCGCATCATGACCTTACAGAAACAAACGACGTGAAGTATTTAAATTATACCGAACCGATAAAAGAATACTTCAAGCACGTCGGTGAAATTGACGATACCAACAAAATACTTCGTGATAAAATAAGAAGTGCGGACACGCTTGAAGAATTTTATTCAATCCGTGAACGTGTACTGAACGAAGAACTTTAAATTGACACCTGACCGACATGAAACAAAACGGGTGGATAAAACTGCACAGACGAATTCTTGAATGGGAATGGTATAATGAACCGAACACCTTCAGATTGTTCTTTCATTTGCTTATGAAGGCGAACCATAAACCGATAAATTACAAAGGCATTGTGATAAAAGAAGGTCAAGTGATAACCGGGCAACGTCAACTTGCTAAAGAATTGAATATCAGTCGTCAAGAAATTCGCACGGCTATGAAAAACCTACTTTCTACCCACGAAGCAACCCACAAAACAAGCCGACAAGGTACTATTATTCAGATAGTTAACTTCAAAAAATATCAAGTGCCAACCCACGAAGCAACCAACGAGCAACCCACGTCAGCAAAAATGCGTAAACCAGTCATAGCAAAGGATACAGAAGGGCAAAAAGAGAAAAAAAGTAGTCAAGCAACCACTAACAAGAAGTATAATACATGTATACATAATAATATACACGCATTTTCGGACTTTTGGAATCTGTATAATAAGAAGGTAGACCGCAAAAAATGTGAGGCAAAATTTAAACGCTTAAACAACAAAGAAATTGAAGTGATAATGAAGACGCTTCCGAACTATTTGAAAACGATTACTGAAAAGAAGTATCAAAAGAATCCTTTGACTTATCTGAACGGTGAATGTTGGAATGATGAAATTGAAGAAATCGAAAAGAACGAAGACAAACAGTATTCGTATTTAATGAAACAAGTAAATATTTCAAAGAAAGAAAAATGATACTAAAAAAAGGACATTCACGCCAGTACTTGAAAGACTACAAAGACGGCAAAATATCAAAAGGTCTTGACACCGGTTGTGAACTTGATACATACCTTCGATTCAAAAGACGACAGTTCAATTGTGTTATGGGCGGGGACAACGTCGGAAAGACATTCTTTCTTGAATGGTATTTTCTAACCTTGTCACTTCGTCACGGTCTTCGGTGGTGTTTATGGACGGACGAGAATTCAAGCGGTCAGGTGATGCGTGACCTTATTCAAATGGCTTCAGGCAAACCGTTCAAATCTTTGTCAATAGATGAAATCTATTACTTTGAAGAAGTTATTGAAAAGCACTTCTATTTCATTAATAATAAACAACCATATACACCCGATTCATTGCTTGAATTATTTGATTCAATAGATTGTGACGGGTACTTGATTGACCCTTTCAACCAATTAGAGCATGATATGACATATAAATCAAACATTGAATTGATTCGCAAGTTCAAAAGGTGGTGCAAGAAAGGAAACAAAACAATATACTTGACAATGCACCCTATCACGTCAACGGGTCGTCAGTCGTCTTTATATCATGACCGTCATGAATGGTCAGGGCATCCAAAAATACCGGGTAAGGCTGACGCTGAAGGCGGTAAAATCTTTGCCAACATGTGCGACGACTTTATAATTGTTCACCGCCTGACAAAACACAACGACTTAAATACCTTCACAATGGTCGATATCGATAAAATCAAAGACAAAGACACTGGCGGTCAGCCGACGAACCTGAACGAACAAGTGATGCTTGAATATAATAACGGTTTAGGCTTTAAATGTTTCGGTGTTGACCCTATAAACAGAAAGCACTTGAAGATTAAAAAGCCGTATCACGTAGTAAAGACATTCTATCAAATCTAATATAAACTAAACAAAAATAAAATTATGTGGTCATATTACGGAAGCAAAAGCAAGGTGGTTGACTTATATCCACCACCAAAATTTGATAAGATAATTGAACCTTTTGCAGGTTCGGCAAGATATTCACTGAAGTATTTTGATAAAGATATTTTATTGATTGATAAATATCATGTGATTGTTGAATTATGGAATTATTTAAAACAAGCAAGTGAAAAAGATATTTTAAACTTGCCAGTGTTAGAATTTGGTGATGAATTAAAAAACTATCAATTTTTATCTAAAGAAGAAAAAATGCTTTTAGGTTTTATTATAAAAGGCGGTGATACAAGACCTGCAAACAAGCCAGGGAGTTTTGATGGATGCAGTGTTCATTCTCAAAAGAATATTTTAAAAAAAATATCTAAACAACTATTTAAAATAAGACACTGGAATATAAAAATGGGTAGTTATCAAGATTTAAAAAATGAATGTGTTACATGGTTTATTGACCCACCATATCAATATGGTGGTGAACATTACAAGTTCAACACAAAAGATATAAATTTCAACTTCCTTTCAAATTGGTGCAAAGAAAGAAAAGGTCAATCTATTGTGTGTGAAAACACGAAAGCAAAATGGATGGATTTCAAGCCTATGAAATCAATGCAGGGTTCTATGTATAAGACGACTGAGGCAATATGGAGCAACATAGCAACTAATTATGACAACGTACAACAAACCTTATTTTAAATATAAACTAAACAACAAAACAAAATGAAACTAAACAAACAAAATGACCTTGTTGCCATGCTTGAACACGACGGCATAAAGGTCGGACACGTTGAAAAGTTATTCAACGGCTATACGGTTGAAGTGATGTACACACGCACACACTTTAAACAAGGCGAACAACACCGCATTCTTGACTTTGCTGAAAGGCTTTATAATAGAATGAAGGCGCGACAGTATAGAGAAGTAAAACCGTTCAATGATTATAAAAGTAAAACCTTTATCGGTTAATCAGGCGTGGCAAGGCAAACGATTCAAGACATTACAATACAAATGTTATGAGCAAGAAGTTCTTTGTCGCCTGAAGCCGTTGAAGGTATCGGACAAACCGCTTGAACTATCAATCAAGTGCGGTCTTTCTTCACGCAATGCCGATGTTGATAATATATTGAAACCTTTCATTGACATTTTGCAAAAGAAGTACGTCTTTAATGATAAGAACATCTTTAAGATCACAATTGAAAAAGAAATTGTGAAGAAGGGTTCTGAATTTATTGACTTTAATTTGACCGAATTGTGAAACCACTTCCGACACTTCAGGCGCATTCAATTCTCATTGTATTTGAACAATCATTCAGTGATGCAAGATTATATTTTGACCTGATTGAAATGGACGAAGTGTTTTCTTATCTTATCGGTGGCGAAGTTCAAAAGGGTTTTCATGAACTATTGAAAAAAAGTGCTAATTTTAACACGGCGAACTTGTTGATGCTTCATGAATTGTTTGACTGGCTGAATGTTGTTGAATATGAATGTATAAAAGATAAACTTCAATTCTTTGAACTTGCGCAAAACTGTCTTGAATTCAAAAACCAAATAAATGAAGTCTTGTATCAAGAAATCACAGACCCTATACACTAAAAAGAATGCGCTCCCGGTTGTGACCGTCGCACTTCCGATGTACAAGGTGAATGAAATCGTTTGGCTTTGTTTGGAATCATTGTGCAATCAAAAAGACGTTGACTTCGAATGGGAACTTCTACTGTGCGAAGAAGTACACACTGAACAATTCGGTCATGAAGGTGTTCAAAAGTTCGTCAGACGGCTTAAAAAGGCAAACTGCGTCAATATACAGTACATTGAATTGAAGTATCATATCTTATTAATTGATAAATGGCAAATATTAGGCGAACACGCACACGAAAGTTCTGAAGCCTTTCTTCTTCAGGCGGGTGATTGTCATTCACCTTCATTGCGCCTTAAAAATACATTTGAAGCGATTGTCAAAAACGACTTCGACTGGTATGATAACACAAAAGGAATGTTCTTTTCATTCATATCGAATAAAATGATAATGTATAACTATCAAGGTCTGACTAATTTGAACATGGCATTCAAAACAATGTACGCACGAAGAATGCCGAAGTCAAACCTGAAGAAAGGTATTGACGGCTTATTGTTTAATGAATTCAAAGCGGGTAAAAGTCAGCCGTTCAAGAAGTATGAAGACGAAGTACTGTATTCCGACAGTCTTGACACGCAAGGACACAATAATATATCAATAACACGCGAAACATTCTTCAATGATGTGCGCAAACCATTTGAACCGACAACCTTCACAGTGAAGAACCTTGAACTTGCGCCGAAAATCAAGGAAAAATTGCTGAAAATGTCGGAATCTTATAATAAATAGAATAAACTTTCATTTTTCTTTTCGTTCTGAAAGCCCTATAAACAAAGGGAAAGAGCATTTTTCTTAAAAAAAAGTGAAAAAATAATTCAATATAATAGTATATAATAGATATATATTACTTATATTTGAATATGTCAAACAACAAAAACGATATGATTACTTTAAACTTAAAAAAGCAAAGACAAGGTTATTACAGTATTAGTGATAACGGAATTGAAATAACAATTTCAAATCCATTCAAGTGCAACGGTATGGGAACGGATAAATGGCAATTAAATATTTTAAGCGGAAATGATTTAATAGTTAACGAATGGTTTGCAACAAAAAAAGATGCGGTAAAAATTGGCACGAATTGGGTAATTGAAAATATTTAATCAATGAATTGGCAAGACGAAATAGATAAACGCCACAAAGGGCAAACAGGATTTTTTAAAGAAATAGAACAAACAAAAACAATAATTATGAAAACTTCACGATTACCAAAAGACACAAAAGAATACGTAATTGAAACGATTGAATTTACAGTTGAATATTACAAAGAACTTTTAACACAATTTGGAGATGAAAAAACAGTATTCCAAAAAACAAAGGCACAATATAAAGATTCAATTAAAGAATTTGAGAGTCTTTTACTGCTAATTGGTTCAGATGAATAACAACAAAATAAACAACCAAAAAAGCGAAAGCGTAAAACAATAACTATGGCAAAGACAAAAATACTTTTAAGCATTGAAGAAGACACGCTTGAACTGGTGAAAGGTCAGGCGGTCAAGAATGAACGTTCAACAAACGCCGAACTTCGACACCTTATCAAGAAGGCAATTGAACTGAAGACAAAACAATAATAATTTTTTAACTAAATTTGAAACAACATGAACAAAACAGAAACACCGCCAGTGAAAAAGACGGCAAAGAAAAAAGAAACATTATTTCAAGCACTTGCGAAATTTCAACAAGAAGTGCCAACGATCCACAAAGCGACACAAGGCTACGGATATTCATACGCCGACCTTCCGACAATCTTTGAAGCAATCAACCCGGTATTAAAAAAGCACGGTTTAGGCTTCACGCAATTAATCGACGGACAACAAATCAAGACTATTGTCTTTCATTGTGAAAGCGGTGAAACGCTTGAAAGCAACACGGACATTCCGCAAGACGTTATCTTGAAAGGAATGAATGACTTTCAAGTTCTTGGTTCAGCAATTACATACATTCGACGCTATTCATTAAGCGCAATTTTAGGCATTGTGACGGACAAAGACACGGACGCACACGGTGAACAAGCACCGAAGCAAAAGAAGGCAACACCGAAGAAGAAACAAGCCGAATCATTAACGCCTGAACGCTTTGAAAAGGCACTTGACGCAATGGCAAAAGGTGACGTTGACTATTATGCAATTGAAAAGTATAATCTGACCAAACAACAACGTGAAGAACTTCTTCAGGCAACACTTGACGTTCAAGAAAATCCACTAAATAAATAAGGCTATGAGTTTAACAACAAACGAATTCTTTGCACAATTACAAGACGGCGACGAATGGATGAATTGCTTTTTGCACAAGTCACAAATGCAATACATACCGGAAAGCGTACAAATGTGTATGTGCATCAATGAAGTGCGCCAACAAAACGCTAAATTTGAAGGTGACGAAGTTCACAAGGAACTTGTCAAAGACATAAGCAAGGCAAAAAGGGCGTTGCGTAATTACGAGTATAATGTTAACCATAAAATAACAAAGACATGATTGACTTCACACTAATTTCAGAAACAATTTTCATTGATATTGACTATAATGATTCGCCGAAGTTTTCAACGGCTTCAATTGAATCTTGTCTGTACAATGGCAAGGTTGCAACGAAGCAAGAACTTGTTCAGATCAACGCGAATTATGACTTCGTAAATAGCAGACTTCATGAACACATTATGAACGGCGAACACTATGAAACAATAAAAGCAATTGACCGCTTGACACTTGATGTTGAAGCACTACTTAAATACACAAATAATAAATAATAACCAATAAAAACAAATACACATGGAAGCAAATTTTTTAAATGGCTTGATTTTTAAAATGCCACACGACAAAGCACCGGACTTCGTAAAGGGAAGTCTTTCAATCAAACGCGAAGAAATGATTCAAGCACTTCAGGAACTTGACGACGACTGGATAAACCTTGATTTGAAAGTGTCAAAACAAGGCAAAGCATACGCACAGATTAATGAATGGAAGCCGTCGAATCAAGAAGAACTTGACGACAAAGACAAGGAATTGTTCTAAACAACAAAACACATGGAAGCAATTATAGTAATCAAGAAGAACACGCACCGCAACCGTGTCATTGAAACGCCAGTCGAAGCATTCCTTTGTCATGACATTGCATCATTCAAGTGTGCCTTGTGGAATGAATCAAGTCGAAAAGATGAATCATTTCACTTGACTGAAATATCGTTCAACGATTCGGAAGGTGTCGAATGTTACACAACGACAGACGAAGAACTTCGTCTTCACGACGACAACGGCAACGAACTTGAACTTGAAGTGCATACGTCAATAGATGAAATTGAAGAACCTATTCATGAAAGCGGTGTGTACGATACACGCAAAGAAGTGATTCTTGACGGTGTGTCAATTAGCAACACAGACATTGACCACTTGAAGATAACGGACGAATTGAAGAATGACATAACAAATCAGGCTGAAAACATTGTCAGCAACATGAACGATGAACTTGATAAATAAACGCTTCATTGATATTGCCAACAATCTGCTACAAAGGCAAAATTGTGCGATGCGGTGTAAGTTAGGATATATTCAGAACTTGCACCGCTTTGTTCAAACAGATATTCAGATAGTCAAGAAATGCAAAGACCCGGCAAACGATGAACAATGTCTTGCGCTGAAAAAGAATTTATTGTATATCTTGGAGAATTATAAAACAATAATGAAAGGACAACCGAACGCGAAATTGAAATGATTGCACCGTATTTAATTATAGTAATATTGACCGCTATAATTTACGCAACCATTGAAAGCATCGTCTTGAATAGAAGAAGAAAACGAAAAGAAAATGAATGATTTCTTCAATACAAAAGAACCGTATAAAATAGCCAACCTTATCACCAACAATCATGAACTTTCAGGTGATCTTGTTTCACACGTTTACTTCATTATGCTTGAACGCAAAGACTTCATAAAAGACAAAGGCGCATTCTTCGCGTCGGTCAGTTACAAGCAATGGAAACTACCAAACAGTGACTTCAATAGAATCTACCGTCAACGCAATTTTGAGTACTTCGATGAAACACATTCAAACGAACAAGACGAAGTGATAATTGCAGACGACCGCTACAAAGAACACCTTCACGACTATATCAACGCACCGTCGAAGACACCTGAAGAATGGTTTGTCAAAGAAGTTGCGTACCTTTGGATTCAAGGCATGACATACCGCGAGATTGAAAGCAAGGTGAAGTTGAACATTCGATATGTTACCGAAACGATAAAACAATTCAAACATGACCTTTATAATTCTTATCACCGCAACATCAATGGCAATGATACTGACAACGCTGAACTGGATGCCGAACATTAAACCGTTCAACTGTCCGTCTTGCCTTTCGTCATGGTTGGCACTTGCAATGTTACTGACATTACAACCTTCAATGTGGTGGTGTTTTCCTATCGCCTATTTATTAACTTCAATATTTCTAATCTATGAACGTAAGCAATGAACTGAAATCACAACTTGACCGCCTTGCAAATACCGGCGCATTCAGTATTAATTTAAACCTGAAGAATGAACTTCGTCAGGCAATTGAGCAAGTCGGCGGTGCGCCCTTTGTTAACTTCAATTGTGGCACTTGCGCCCGTGATGCAATGCACCGAATGAACGCACATCTGAAGACCTTAAATAATACGCCAGTTTTACAGAAAATGAAAATGGTCAAAGAACCAAAAGACATGACCTTCATTGAACTGAAGAAAGCCGTCAAAGATAAAGGTATCACTTTAAGAACACCAACGAAACAACAATTAATTGAAGCATTAAACCAAAACAAAGAAGATGAACCACGACGAACTTAAAAAAGGATATGTTGTCAAGTATAAATTCATTGACGACAAACAACTCAAATTTGCAGAATCACGACCACTGACAAAACGTGAAATGAATGTCAAGTTGACTGAACTTGACGAAGACAAGAATGTGCAAGAAGCCGTTGTCACAGTAGTCAGATATTTTGACAAAGGATGAGATTTGAAACAATAGAAGACTTAAAGCGTGAAGAAGAAATTGTCAAACTAATTTCAAAAGGCAATTATAAGAAATTAGGAAAGAATGACCTTGACTTCTTAATACCGGGTAAAGCATACATTGAAATAAAAACGGCAAAATGTAAATCAACCACACCGAAGCACTATTTAATATCGCTTATCAAATTATCTAAAATGCAGTATTATAATAGCATACTACCTACATACTTATTCATTCAATTCTTTGATAAATTAATGTACATTAAAACAATGGACGTAAAAGGGTTCATTGATGTCAACGGAAGGAAAGTGCGAAACGGTTCGACATTCGATCAAGAATTAATGGCACACGTAAACAAAGAACTATTCAAAGAATACAAAACCTTAAACAACACAACACAATAGACATGAACAAGAAGTCAGATGAATTCATTATATCACTTGGAAAGAAAGCCGTTGAATATATTGACGAATGCCTTGCCAATACAAAGACACATGTTGCCGGGTCAGGAAAAGAAGTTCAAGTTCGTGACCGACACATTCCGACGATTGAATTCTTTCTTCATATTTGGATGCCACGAAATCACGGCAAGTCAATAGTCAAGTCAACTTATTATGAATGGTTGAAATCAGAAGACACCTTGAAATCGAACACTATAAAAAACATTAACGATCAGTTTAAGTCACTGGCGCGTGACATTGTAGCCAACGAAGGCAAGGGTATATTCTACGCAAAGAACGCACTTGGAATGCACGACAAACAGCACATTGAACAAAAGAACGTTGATAAGTTCGACTTCGATAAGTGACAGTAAAAGGATATAAACCGCACGACAATCAACGCATCATTCATGATAGTATCAACAACGACGGTGCGAAATATTATGTGCTGAATATCGGTCGTCAGTTTGGAAAGACAATGCTTTGCAATAATCAACAACTGTATTGGTGCATCAATGACCCGGGTTCATTCATTGGTTGGGTGTCGCCTATCTATAAGCAATCAAAGAAGGTTTACAAGGAATTAAAGAAAGCAACCGTCAGAAGCGGTCTATTCGCCTACAATGATACTGACCTTATTGTCGAAGGCTTCGGGTCAACAATACAGTTCTTCAGCGGTGAACGTGCTGACGGTATTCGTGGCAATACCTTTGACTATTTAATCTGTGATGAATTCGACTTCATGAAGAAAGACATTTGGCAAGAAGTTCTTCAGCCGACAATCCTGGTGCGTGGTAAGAAGGTCGTGTTCATATCGACACCGAAAGGCAAGGGCGCAATGTATCAACTATCATTGCAACAGAACTATGATAAGCGGTACAAGTACTTTCATTTCACTTCTTATGACAACCCTATGATTGACCGCAATGAAATTGATTCAATCAAGCGTTCATTGCCTGAACATATCTTCCGACAAGAATACCTTGCCGAATTCATAGACAATGCCGGTGGTCTATTCACAAGCGTCAAAGATAATGTGATTGAAAGCGGTACACCTGACGGCAAGAACTACGGCGGTCTTGATATTGGACGTGCTGACGATTATACAGTCATTACAATCATGAACAAGCGCGGTCACATGGTGTGTGTTGAACGATACCGACAAGACGACTGGACTAATATCATTGATAAGGTTGCGTCTGTTATACGTCGTTATAATGCACTTACTTATGTTGAAGTAAACAATCAAGGTGACGTGTTTTATGAAATGTTAAAGAAGAAGGTCGGCAATTTAATTGAACCGTTCACAACGACAATGAAAAGCAAACCGATAATGATTGAAGACCTTGCACTTTCCTTTGAGCAATCAAGCGTGAAGGTACTGAACGAACAATGGCTTCTTGATGAACTGGACGCATTCACTTATGTATATGATAACAAGACAAGGCGTGTGAAGTATGGTGCGCCTGAAGGCATCCACGACGACGGTGTGATATCTTTGTCATTGTGCTTACAGTCAATCAAGCACTTGTCACGAAAGGGTGTTTATACGATATTAAGATAATGAGTATATTTGAAGTCATGAAAGACATTGCATTATTCAGTTGGTTATTCTGTTTGGCTATTATGCTATTCGTTTTAATTAAACAACTAAATGAATGAACACATTGAAATTAGATTATCAAACACTTTTAAACTGGCGGTCAAAGTTAGGCTTGAATGAATGGTCTTTCTACCTTGAACGCATATCACCGGAACAAGTGACATATAATGTAGATGTGCCAAAAGAAGACCGCTATTTCATAGGCATAGAAATAAGACCACGCAATAAGGTCGGTGTGATATATCATGACGTTGACTTGTATGAAGAAGCCATTGTTCATGAGTTACTGCATGTGAAGTATTTCGGTAAAGGTGAAGACTGGATAAATGAAAAGACAAAGGAACTATTGAAGCAATGAACGAACTACCTACAAAAAAGGGTTTACTGACCGCACTGTATTTGTTTATTATATGGTTTGGCTTGTGGGCGTTCCTGACAATCATGACATGATGAATATAACAATACCAAAAGACTTGCGTTCGTGTTCACCTGAAGTGTTGTCTAAATGGATGTACCTATCAAGTGGCAAACTTGACCTTGATACATTGAGTGGTAAACTTGACTTTCGTGTTCAGGTGGTTTCAATCTTTTCAGGCATGACAAAAGAACGCTTGTACAATGTTGACTTGCTTGACATAAACACAATCTTTCTTGACATCATTGAAATGCTTGAAGGCTTCAAGACTGGTGAACCGTCGGGTGTTGTTACAATAGAAAATCAAGTGTATGTCTTTGACAAAGACTTCCGCAACATTACAACCGGGCAAATAATTGACATGAAGTTAATCGACGACGTAATCAGTTCACCGCTTGACGTGTTGTCATTAATCTATATTGAAGACGGCATGAAGTACGGTCAGGTTGACGACAGAAACCGTGTGATGAATCCAAAGGATAAACGAATGAAAGTGTTTGAAGACTTTCCGGGTGATGAATTCTTAAATGTGTTTGCTTTTTTTTTGAGCAATTACGACAAGCAGAAAAACGCTATTTACGCTCTGAACATGGCACAGACACAGATGACGATGACGAACATGAAGAACGAACTGAAGAAGGAATTGAGCGCAGTGAGTGGTACGAATGGACGACAAACTTAATCATGATAGCGGACAAATTGAACCGCGATGTTGACGATATTACTGCAATGCCTTATGTGTCTTTTCTATTTTGGAATAACTATTTCAGGCTTCAGATGGAAGAAGAAATAATGAATGCAAGAAGGTAGTATTTCACATTAATCAAAATAAATTGTTATATAATTAGGATATATAATATATATGTTGTAGTATTGCTTTATAGAAACAAACAAAAAACAATATTATGAAAAATTTAGACTTAATTAAGAGAATCGAAAAAGCAAGAAAGGAAAATAATTTTAACGTGATGGATTCAATCAATAAAGTTTCAAGAACTCACATAGCAGAAAAGTTTATTGAAGAAACCGCTAAAGATATGAACGAAGAAAACAAAAGAAAGTTCAAAAATGTTTTAATAGATTTTCAACTTTTTTTAGATAAACAAACAAACTAAAAACAAGCGGTTGAAATTCCCGCTTATAATAGCGTACTTTAATCGGTGCGCTTTTTTTGTTTATACACATTCACACAATAGGCATGGCAATCAAATTGAACGAACAAGAAGAAGCAAACAGACTGAAGAAACTTCTTGCCGGTGGTCTTGGTGACGGTGGTGTAATCTATTCAAACTTCCTTTCAAAGTTAGCAAAGGAAGTGACAGATGAATTCAAAGAAACGATTGCAGACAACGTGCGAAGTCAAAGCGGTACACTGGCGCAAAGTGTCACGTTTGAAGTTGACAACGAAGGCTTCACAATAGATGCGGACTTCTATTATGGCTTCATTGACGAAGGTGTGAATCATGCGCCGAAAGTTCAGGGCGTAGAATATCGCAATGACAAGACACTTGTTCAAGGTTCACCGTATCAATTCAAGCACCTTTATGTTCCTGAAAGCATGGTGAATAAATTGCGTGAATTCACTTCTTCAACGGCACACGCTTACGCGGTTGGTGTGACGATTAAGAAGTACGGTATTGAAGCGAAGAACATAACGCAGAAAGTAATGACTGACGACCTACTTGACCAAATAGGTGAAGACCTTACAAAGATAACTGGAATCACCTTTGACGTAATGTTTGAACAAAACATCGGTAAGGAAGCGGAAAAGTCAGGCAAATGAAAATGGTCATTGTGACGCAAGGCGAAATTCAGGAAGCAATGAAACACCTTATTCATAAAAACAAAAAGAAATATTCACGCAAGTCAAAGCATAAAAGTCTAAACAACAAAACACAATAGGCATGGCGATAACTATTGAAAGCACACCACAAGATTATAACACTATAAACAACCCGACGGTATTCACGTTTTCTTCAACGAATTCAGGTGAAGACGCATTCTCTTTTTACGTTGAATTGAAAATTAATTATGCGGTACATTCCTATCACCAAATATTTGCTGAAGCAAGTAATGTAGGAAAGTTCGATTGTTCACAAATATTGCGCACGGTTCTTGATTCAAGTCTTGCACCTGACGGTTCTTTGAAAGTGCCTATATCAAATGCAGTCTTAAACTATTCAATTCGTGTACGTGAAAAGTACGGCACACCGCCCGTTCTTGTTGGCTCATGGTATTCATCAAGCACAATGAACGGCTATAATGGTGCGTTAAGACATACCGATTGGATTGACTACGACTATACTGAATACGACCACACAACACAAGTAGATTATCCGTTCAAGTGTTTGACATTGTTTCCACGTTCCGAAAGTTATTTTTGCGGAATGTCAGAAAGTGCGTTTCTTGGCGTTATCTGTACAGACACGTCACTTGATATCAAAGCAAAGATATACGACGTTAATGACGTTCTATTACAGTCTGACACGACTGCAATAACAATGAGTGAAGACTTCTTCTTGTTTGATGTATCACCACAAAGTTTAATAGATAACACAACGATTGTACTTGGTGACTTTACCGGGTCTTACTATTATACTATTCAGTTCGATGCTGACGGCGGTGGTGTTTATAATGGACGTGGTGAAGTGTTTAAAATATACATTGATAATGAGTGTTCACAATATACTTCAAGGCGTTTACATTGGATGAATAAATTTGGTGTGTTTGATTCATACACCTTTAACAAGTATAGTGAAACAATGACGGCGGTGAAGTTGAACCGATACGAAAAGGACAAAGGTCTTTGGGGTACTGCGAACGCATGGGAGTATAACCGAAGCAACGGGCAAAACAGTTCAAACGTAAAGACTTCAAAAGACACAATGACATTGAATAGTGACTGGATAAAGCAAGGCAAACAAAATTGGTTGATGCGTTCTTTGTTGGAATCGCCGAAGGTATATCTTGAAATAAGTCAAGGCGTATTTGAACCCGTCATTGTAGCAACAAATAAAATGACTGAAAAGCAAAGAATCCGTGAAGGCTTAATCAACGAACAAATTGTGATTGAAAGAACATACACCTTCACAAGTCAATTGAATTAAATGGAATTATATATAAATGATATTTCTGTAGACTTGTCAAAGCGTGTGCCGTTTCCTTTGACCTATTCAATAAGTGACATTCGTGAAATTGACAAGCGCAAGGGCAACGCTTCAAAGACTATTGCACTGCCCGGCACAAGAAAGAATTCAGACCTTATGACTTCGGTGTTCAGTTTGTCGAACACTTCAAAAGACTTCGGCGGTTCACCTTTGAGTGTATCGTTTGACCCTTCGATTAAAGCACCGGCAAGATATTATGACAATGGTGTTCTTCAGTTTGAAGGCGTTTGTCAGTTAATGAATTGTTCACGTAAGGGCGATGTATGGACGTTCAACATTGTGCTATTCTCTGACGTTGTCGACTACATTGCAGACTTGAAGAAGTACAAGGTGAATGAGTTGGGGTGGTCTGAATACAACCACAACTTGACACGTGTAAATCAAACGAATTCTTGGGACGGTATAATACAAAAGAACGGTGTCAATTATAATAATTACAGTGGTGTCACTTGGCTTGGTGAAGGCTACTATTACGGTCTTATTGATTACGGCTATGACCGTCCGGGTGCTGACCAATTTGAATGTGACGACATACCACCGCAAGTGTTCGTGAAGTCTGTCATTGATAAGATGTTTGAAAAGATAGGTGTCACATATACAAGCGTGTTCTTTAATTCAGAACAATTCAAACGCTTACTTGTGGCTTATGAAGGCGGTATATTGCCACAGATAGACAGTGCAACGGCGACGAATGCAAGTGTTGAAACTAACCAATTGAATCAAGTGGCTTCAACATACATAATGAATCATTTGCAGTTTGACTATTTTTCCTTATTAAATACATATCAATTCCCTATTTTATCATTCGTGACTTCACCGTACAATTCGGTGACGGCTTCAGTTGTTGACCCTTCTTCACAAGTGCAAACAAATGAACCGCTTTTAATAGTTATTGAAAACGAAGGAATGTACACGCTTCAATACAGTGGTGATTATGACTTGACGCAAACATTCACACCTTCGGCGGGGAGTGGTTCATACAATAATAAGTTCGCATTAAATGCTGAATTGAAAATATATCGCGACAACATTCTTGTGCAATCGCTTCAAGTTGTACCGAACTTAATAAACTATTCGTCAGCACTTACCTATTCGCCAACATTATCTTTTGATATTTCAGTGGACTTGTATTTGTTAGTGACGACAACATTATCTTTTGAAATTGAATTCAATACTACACAAGCCGAATTCGTGGACGCTTCAGGTTATGCGGGTTCTGTTACTTTGCAGACCGACGTTATTGCGACGAACTGCGAACTTGACTTATCTTATCAGGTACAAGAAACCGTTTCAGGTTCACCGATTAATTTGCGTTCATACTTGCCGAAAATGACGTGTCAAGAATTCTTCAAAGGTCTTGTCAATATGTTCAACCTTTATATGATGGACGACCCTGACAATGATAAGACCGTTATCATTGAACCGTTGTCAACGTTTTACAATCCGTCAAATGATGCTTT